CCGCTAATGTCGTAGCTATCGCAGCCAAAAGCGCCCAGATGATCGTTGCCAGGGTATTTGCTTCCATTTTTTAATTTAATTTTATTTTGTAATTGCGATGGTGGTACCCAACTAATATTAAATCTACCTTTTGGATCTGGATAAAATATTACTTGCGTATCTTTAACACCATTAACCCATTGAAAATTACCTGTATTAATTGGTGGTTTTGCACCTTCATTATAATCTATTTGCTCGTATATTCTAACTAAATTGAATATACTATTTTTTGCTTCATCTCTAAACGCATGTTCTTCAGTTCTTGGAAACTGTCTGTAAAATTCGTTTAACGCGTCTTGATCATTTTTTAAACCATCAGCTTCGTTTTGCCAATGATCTATTATACCATAATCTATTAATTCACCGTCTGGTCCGAAAACATCATCACTTGGACTATTAAAGACTGGATGTCCGTATTCATCAATAAATCCTTCGTAGTTCCACTCCATTGGGATAAAGAGAGAATAAAGCCCAGACTTTGTCTGTCCATTACGGTTTCGTCTATTAAC